TCGTAGTCGGTGTCGGCCGCGTCGCCCTTGCCGTTGTCCGAGGCGCCCACGTACTCGGCCTTGATTTTGCTGCCGACAGAAATCGAGGCGTTCATTTTCAATTTGCTGATTCCGGTCACGCGCACCACGGCCGTCTCGCCGCTCTCCGGCGCATTCTGCAGGATCCCGACAGGAAACTCCGTCCCCCCGTCCATCAGGTCCACCGTGGTGTCGCTGGCGAGATGCACAAAACAGTACTGGTAATCGGACAGGTCCTCGGCGGCGGCGAGGCTGATATCAATGCCTTCTCCGGTGTATGCCATTTTTATTTTCCTCCGTGGTCTTGGCCGTCAGGCCATAATTTAGTGGGTCAGCCTGCTCTCGGCCCAGGCGCTCGCCAGTTCGGGGTTTCGTTTGCATGCCATGGAGCATGCCTGCGGGTATGAAACCTTTTCGTCCTCCATGATCTTTCGTGCCGCCTCATCGAGCCTCAAGTCCGCGGGCCTGGTGTCCTCCGGTTCGGGTTCAGCCGGGGCCTCCTGCCCCAGCGACTGCGGGGCCGAGTCTTCGAGGTCCTGGAGTGCCTGCTGCTGTTTGGCTACGGCCGCCTCAAAAAAGCCCTTGTAGGCGGCTTCCAACCCAAGGCCTTTTTTTACGGCATCGATCTTGGCCTCCAGGGCTGCGTTTTCAACTCCCAGGATTCCGGTGACGCGCTCGCGCTCCTCAGTCCTTCCGGCCTGGAGGCCTTCCTCCCGGCCTCGGTCGAAAGCGGCCTGGTCGATCTGGGCGAAAAGATCGGGATGCTTCTCTTTCAGTTCGTTCAAATTCATTTCGTGATCCTCCGTGTCTATTGTTTTATTTCTAGATATGGTGACAGGGACCCGTTCGCCCTGATCCGAAAGAACGATGGCCGCGGTGTCGCCGTCGGCGCCCAAGGCCACAAAAGAAACCTCGCCCACCAGAGACTCGGTCCAGATCTCCGCCGGGCCTTTGATCTCCTGGCCGTTCACCGTTTCGGTCTCTTTGTCGCGGTCGAGCACTTTGACAGCCATGGGCCAGATGGCGACCGAGGCCTGCCACGGGAACCCTTCCTTTGCGAGCTCCATAATTTCCTTGCCGTCGAGCGTGCTCTGGGAGAGGCGGCCAGACACGTAATAATTCGACTCCTGCGACCAGGACTTATTACCGTACCCGACCACCCGGTCGCGCTGGTGTTCCCGCAGGATCGGCAGTTTTTCCCTTGACGACATGCCGGAGACGTCGAAGATGATTTTGCCAAACCAGGTATCAACCGCCTTTCCGGTGTAGGCCGTGATCATAAAGCTCGGCGGCTCTCCATCCTCTTCCGGAGCCCTGAGCTCAAGCGGCGCGGATAAAGTTAAAGCCGCCCTCTCGCTTTTTGCGTCGTCCCAATAGGCGTTGCACATGGCGTAGGCCCGGTCCGCCTCATGGCCTTCGCTCTCGATGAGCTCTGCTGTGCATCGGCTCAAAAAGTCTTGCTTTGCCTCATTCTTCTTCGGTTTCGGCATTCGCGCCCTTCTCCTCTCCGGCCTGACCAGACGATGTGTGCAGCACAACGCCCAACTCCGCGGCCTTATCCTGCTCGCGTTTCCGCTGCTCCAGGATTTCCTCCCAGTCTCGGCCCTGGCCGGCGGCCTCCTCAGCCAGAGTGCTCAGGCCATACGCCACGGCATTGCTGGAGGCCTCGACCTCTTTTGTCGGGTCCACCCAACCCCAGCCGCCGCCGATCCAGAGTGCCCGGGTGTACTCGGAGCGGTACTTGTAGAAGTCCGGGGCATCGAATAGTCCGCGAAGGTACGCCTCCTCCAGGACCAGGTCCCAGATCGGCTGGCAAAAGCGCCGCGCGAACCATCCGCGCCAGGTCGTGAACATGCGCCGGCCCTCAAGGAGGGCGGCCCGGGCCGATGAGTAGTTCGTTTTTGAAAAGTCTTTCAGAAGGAGTTCATACGGTAGACCAAGGCTCGCGCCAATGATCCGCAAGAGGCCCTCCAGAAACGGCTGGAAACTGTCCCCGGGCCTCTTGGGGTCCACCACGTTGATGGATTCGCCCGTATTGAGATACCCCACAAGGCCCGGCTCTATCCCTGCAATACGGTCACCCGATGAGGTCTCGGTGTCTGTCTGCATGGCCGTGGCCAAATTCATGGGATCCTGCTTTGTGATAAAGACCGCCAGGCAGGCGGCCACCCGGGCGGCCACGACCTCAGCCTCCAGGTAGTCCGCAAGGTCTTTGAAATATGTGAGGACCGGCGCGAAAAGCGGAATCCCGCGCTGCTGGCCTGGGCGGAGGGTGCGGAACACATGCAGGATGTTCGGCCTTCCAGCCTTGTCTCGCGCAGGGATGGCCACGCTTTTTCCCTGGTTTTTGTTTTGATGGTCGGCTTTTCGGATATGATAGGTCTTTGGTTCCCCGCGGTTGCCTAGCTCGATCCCCGTGTCTAACATGCCGAACACGTCTGAGCGCGCCAGGCGCTCCGACTCCACGAGTTCCACCGCTCGGCGAATCGTTCGCCATGGCTCATTTTTCACCATCACCGGAAGAGCGATGGTCTCGCCGTCCTCGATGATTTTTCGAAGCGCGACGAACTGGATCTCATCGAAGTCCAGGCGGTTTCCGGAATCGGCCAGCGGGGCCCAGGTGTTCCAGATGAGTTCGGCCTGGCGCTGAAGACTGCGCGCCTTTTCCTCATCCACCGGGAGGTATTCCGCGCGCAGCCTGCTTTGAGGCTTGAGGCCCTTCCCGACAATGTTGTGACCAAGGGTGTCGGTGGCGCCGCTGCTTAAAGGGTCGTTTCGGTTGAGGTCCCTTGCTCGCTCGCGCAACCTGGAAAGCTCCCACCCCCCCGGAGTGGTGCTGTCCACGCCCAGCACCCAGTCCGACCTGAGCCGACTGCTCTCAGAGCCACGGTAATTTGCGGCCATCTCGATTCGCGCCCTGGCCGCCAGGCGCGACAAGCCGGTCTTGGGGGACACGTACGAAATGGCTTTGTCCAGCCAGGACATTTTGAGCTTTTGCCGTGAGTCGCGGATATTCAACTGGAACCGCTCGCTCATGCAGGCCTCTTGAATGAGATTTTGGAGAAAGCGTCCCCTTCGTGCTCGCGTCGCTTCGCCATGGAGATGGCCCTGTCCAGGTCCTCAAATGATCGGTATTTTATGTGGCTTCCGTCGGGCATGGTGACCCAGAGGGCCATGGGGTTGCCGTTGGCATAATTCAGGGCCGCAGTCTCAAGCGCCTGTCTTATTTGGGTCCAGGTAGAGTCTGTCATCGCGCCTACCAAATAAAAAAGCCGGGCATAAGGAGTGTTCGGGGCACCCCGAATGCCCGGCCAAAGAAAGGAGAGAAAACCAGTACGCGTGTCAAAGCGTGGCAGCGTTAGTTGACTCTGTCAAATTTTAGCGTTCAGTTTCCTTTGGTTTTCAAGGTTTTGCTGTAGAAAACAACATGAAATGGATAAAATTTAAGCCTTTGCGGCTTCTACGGCCCACAAATAGACCCTGATATGACCGCTTCCGGGTAGCCGATACCACCCGTTAAACGGTATGGGTGCGCTATCATCCGGGTCTAAGGCGAGAAACTTGCGGAGAATGGTGGTTCGGTCAACCCCTAAAATCTTGGCTGCCTCGGTCACCGTGCAGACGGCGTCCGTCGAGACGGTCACCCTGCGAGGCGCGGTTTGTGGCTTGTCGCCTCGTAGCCAGTTTTTTCGCCTCTGCCCGAGCCAGTCCTCGCTCATTTCACACCTACCTGCGAATCCAGTCGCCCGACTGCCTTATCCATGGCTGCCCCTGCCCCCGCGCCGGGGTTTTCGGCGGAGCAGGCTGGCACTCAGACGGCTTTTCCCATGCAGCAACTCCCAAAATTTCCGCAGCTACCAAATTCAGCACGGAGCAGTCCCAGGCGTGGTTCGGCCGGCTGCCGATCTGCACCCATTGGTCTTTTTCGTCGAGCGCCTCTGAGCACATTTGACGCGCCCAGTCCTCCGTGGTCTCCGAGTGATACCGCCACGCCCCGGGGTCCGCCGGGTTGACGTCCAGCTTCGAGTCTAGGCGGTTTTTAAAGAAATGCGTATCCACCGTAATGAGTTTTAACCCGCCCGGAATCGGCTTTTTCGTCCCAGGGTAAAACTCCCAGTTCGTCTGTGCGATATGCTGCCGAGGTTTCCCTGGCGCCCCTCTTGACGGCACGATGAGCCCTCTGTGGCGCCGCGCAAAATCAATGACCGAGCTCGCGCGGTGCCCCATGGCGTCCTGCACGGCAAACCGCACGTGGTGTTTTTTTCCGTCAACGTCTTGGTATTCGCTCTCGAACAAATAGACCGCTAAGAGATCTAGGTCGTCATCTCGGCCTGGGTTCATTTTTGGGATAAACCCCTCCCTGATTTGCCAGGACTCGCGCTCGAGCCCCCACCCCCAGGCGCGGATCTCATACCAGACCCCGTCATCCTGGGTGTCCACGCCAGCAGTCAGGCAGGCCACTACACCGTCACCCGGGACCACCATCCGAGGTCTGTCATCCCGCAGCGCCAGAATCCTGTCCTCCCTTCTGGTTTGCTCGATGTGCAACCACGGCTCGGCTTTGTAGCGGTTGTTGAAGTCCTTGAGCTTGTTCTTGTCGCCAAGGCTCCGCAAAAACGCGCCGGCTATTTCTGAGAGGCCGACAAAGGGAGAGAGCCATGAAGGCAAGTGAAAGCCGATTTTGCGGGGTTGTCTTTCCCGGATACTTTCGGATAGCGGCACGCTCTGCTGGCCCTCGCCCTCCCGGCTGAACCATCGGCCAACGTGAACAGCCTTATCCCGCATGTAGTCGTCCCATAGCGCCCCGCAGTGGTCGCACTCATAGCGTGCCAGATCAAGTGTCTCGACACGGTTGGCGTCTCTCTCATTGTCCGGCCACGCGAGGCCGCCCTTAGGGAGCTTCTCGAAGTGCATCAGCAGCCATTTTTTGCACTCAGGGCACACAACCCAATAGTCGAAAACAATCTCGGCTTCCCGTGTGAGCGCAACCCAAATCGGGCCCTCTTCAATCGATGGCGTTGAGATCATCCACAGTTTTCGACCCCAGCGATAGGTCGCCATCCGCGCACGGAGGAGGTCGAGGGGCCCGGCTTCTTTTTTGCCGGCGGTTTCCGGGTATTTGTCGACCTCGTCCCCGACTGCGTACCGGATCGGTTTGTTGGCGAGGCGCGCCGCGCTCGAAGCCCACGCGAAGTACAGCGGGACGTGCGCCAGGTTGATTCTGTATATCGCCTCATCGTCGTCCCGGCCGGTCAAGTATGAGGCGAGGCGGGGGCTCTGCTTGACCATCGGCAGCACTCGGTCCTGCGAGTTCTCTTTTGCCGTGAGCTCGTCCGGGTAGGTCGCCAGGATAGGCCCTGGCGCCCTGTCTATTGCATAGCCAAGGCAGTTTAGAATTGACTCAGATTTGCCGGTCTGAGGTGTTGCGCACAGATACACCTCCTCTACCGATGGATGGAAGCTCGCGTCCATGATGCCGTCGAGGTATGGCGTCACGTCGCCCTGCCAACGTGAGCCGCGAAACCGGCCCATGGTCATGACCCTGTGTTTTCGCGCCCACTCACTTACCGGGATGCGGCGGCGGCGGCGCATGATTGCGCGCTCGGCCCTGGAGAACTCCACCGAAAGCGACTCACCCCATTTGATGTCTCGCGCGGTGACTTTTAGTGCTGGCGAGGTCATACCTCCACCTCAAAAGTGAGCGGTTGTGCGTACTCATTTATCGCATTGTCGATGACATCCTCCAGCGTCATAACCAAATTTCGGGATCCCTGCCCGGCGGCCTCCTGTATTTCCCCGAGTCGCGCGTGGAGGGCTGCCTTCAAGCCGTCGATGAGGACAGCGGCGCGGCCGGCAAGCTGGAGCTCCACGTCCTCGCGGGGGATGAGGCGGCCCTCCTGGCGTTCACGTTGAAGTTTGGCCGTGCGCGCCTGCTCGGTTTTGAGCGCCACTTCGGCCATGAGCTTTTTTGACTGGAGGTCCGATACCACAGGAGTGGCGCCGGTGGAGTGCTGCGCCAAATAGTTTGCCGCGTAAACATCGACAGCCTTCCGCGAAAAGTTCCCTTTGGCTGTGGCGACCAATTTGCCTTCCTTGCGATGGCCAAAGACCGAGGACCGGGAGACCTTAAAGCCCTGCCCTTGGAGGTACTCCACAACGTCCTCGACATTGCTGAACCATGTTCGGTTGGTAG